CTAAATCACAGGGCAACTATCATCTTTAGCTCGGTTGATAAAGAACGTTACTTTGCCCAGCACTTCTACCTCTTCCAAAGCAGTACCTTCAATCGCTTCGCCATCATCTGTTATGAGTGACCGCCCCATCAACTTGGCAAACTGGGTTCGTCCTTCGCACAAAATCAACAGCACATCGCCGGGTGCGCTTTTCGCTGCAGGTTCAATGACAGCAAAGCCAACTTCAGTTTCAAGCACTCTGCTCTCCGCCCCTATGTTGCAGATCACTTCAGGTGATAACTGGCGCTCTACATAATCTGTGGCTGGTGATGCAAATCCCATCAGTGAACCCTCCCCATGTTGCGTAAGATCCAATAGCGGTTATCGCTTCCGTCAGTCGTCTTGTCTGCAAAATCTGCTTGATAGCGCTCAATCCAGGCATTCGCTTCTTCGCGCGTATAGTGCCAGTTGAAGCCCCTCAATTTCTGAATAAAGGTGTCAGTCCTCAGGTAACGGTAACCCTTAGGATTCAACTCTATAGCCGCCACAAACGCGGCATGGATGTCTGCTGTGCGTGGCATTGTTCCACTCCATAAGCACTCATTGACTGTATGTATATACAGTAGTATTTTTATATTTATGTTTCAAGCAGGCCATACACATTCATAAGGAGTAAAGATGTTCGTTGAACTGATTTATGACAAGAGAAATACCGAGGGTTTGGCTGGTGCCAGAGAGATTATCTTGGCCGAGTTGACGAAACGGGTACACCAGATTTTCCCTGACGCTGAAGTGAAAGTGAAGCCGATGCAGGCGAACGGCTTGAATAGCGATGCCAGTAAAAGCGATCGGGAAAAACTGAACCGCATGCTGGAGGAAATGTTTGAAGAGGCCGATATGTGGCTGGTTTCTGATTCGCCAACAGTCCGCCAGGTTGGTCTGTAAATTTCTTTAAGGTAATATTCCCGGCGATTGCTCGGGCATGAACACTGAGCAAACAGCCGCCGCCTGTTCTTGCATACGACAGGCGGCGGTTTCCTTTACGAAGCAGGCTCAGCCGCCTCTTTCTGACGCTGATTCCAGGCACTGCTTTCAGGCATATCGAGACGCACATCGATCCAACTGTTCGCCGGCACGTCCATCAGTTCACCTTTGGTTTTGATGATCTCACCTTCATCGCTCAGGATGTATTTGCGCTTATATAGGCGAATTGTAAGCCCACCGCTTTCTGTCTGCTCAGCCTCAACTACCCCCAGTTCTCCCATTCCACCCGGGTCCATCGGTGGAAGAAGTTGCCAGCCCTCAGACGCCAGGCCAGCCGAACCAGTAAGCACATAAACACCAACATCAAGACGGGAAATTTTGACACCTTCTGCTTCGTCATTAGCAGTTCCGCATCCACACCAGGTGAAACCTTCTTCTGCCACATCAGTGCGCTGGCTATCTTCCTTAGATTTGACGATACGAGCCACAGGCGATGCTGCTTTAAGCGTTCCATCACTGGCTTTAGTGGTGTTGGCTGTTGAGTAATTTTCATACCAGCTTGTATAGGTACCACCTTCCAGTGCACGAAGGTAAGAACGCCCGCCTCTGAAAGCAACCTGTGTGTTATAACTGGATGACTGTGTCGAGTGAGTTACTGTAAAACCAAAAACAACACCGGAAATAGGTCCACTTCCTTGCCCAGTCCAGAAACAAGTTTTCCCGGCAAACGTATTGATGTTTTCAGACCCTGTTCCGATACTGTTGCCTCCAATACCAGAAGAACCTACCGTAACAACGTTTTCACGAGACTCGCCAGTATTAAGAGTGGCCACGCTTCCTAAACCGAAGTTTGAGCGAGCGTCGGCAGCATTCGTTGCGCCGGTACCGCCCTGAGTAATAGGGACTGCACCGCTTACCTTGTCAGCCTTGCCGTTCAGGGCGGTGTTGAAGCTATTCCAGGCAGGTCCGGTAAAGCTACTGCCGTCTGGCAGGGTCACCGTAACGTTTCCTGTACCGCTGAAAATGCTCTGCCAGTTTTGTTTGTCGTAATTGAGACCACGCAGGGCTTCTGCGCTCTGCGCCACCAGCGCCGCGGTGACCAGGTTCATTGCCACGCGCGGTACGGCATACCATGCAGCCCCTGCCTGAGTGGGTCCGGTATAGCTGCTGACCAGCGTCAGTGAGGTATTATTGTTCACTGCTTTGATCGCCAGCGTGTAGGGAATACCGCCCACGGTCACAACAATAAAATCTCCAGCGGCCAGTTCGTTAATAAAGGCGGTACCACTGCCGGTTACGGCTGCTGAGTTATTGGTCAGTGTCAGTGTTCCAGCAGACATAGATGCTCCTGTGAGGCAATAAAAAACCCCGCCGCAGCGAGGTGTGTTTTAACGTAGAAACGGGGTCAAACGTACATGTCAGGGATTACGGGGAGAGATACAGGCGTGACCCCTGCGTCCGCGAGCTGCCTGTCAGACCAGCCAACATACAGCCCTCTCCCTGCCCTAAGTGTGCCATTCTGCATAACCAGCCCGTAATGGTAGTGATAAATGCGACCACCGCCGTAACTGGGTACCCGCAGTCCAAAACGGCCTACCGGCACATACCCACCACCGGGAACGGTCTGCGCTGTTGCGGATGGAACAAAATTCACGCCAAGATAAACAAATGGCCTTCTCGCCGTTGAGAACGTGCACTGGCCTGCCGCGTTATAAATGTTGAATCCGGGATTTGCGGCCACCGGCGAAATGCCCCCCGCGAAGATGACCACATCAACGGTGCCGCTCATGGGCTGGTCTTCCGTATTTGATCCGTCGTTCAGAAACAGCAGCCGGTTTCCGTCATAGTCCAGCGTGTAAGGGCTATTCCATTTGCAGCAGACCAGGTATTTGCTGCGATCAAACCCGGCTATAGTGGGCGTCACCCAGCCTGAGGTGCCGACGGTAACCCTCGCCTTATAAATGCAGTACCCGACCCTCGACGCCGTTGTGATCGCGGTAAAGTCGGTGCTGTTCTGAACCAGAAGGCCAACGTTTGAGTTCTGGCTAACCGGCAGTATCTGCCACAGCGTACCGGAAAACGCCACGCGCTGAGGATTGGGCAGTCCGGGGCTGGAATTACCGCTCCAGTTTTGCGTGATGTTCGCACCGGATATATTAATGCTGTCAAGCTTGAAAATCCCATTGTCACTAATGACCGTTTGAGTCGGGATGAAAACCACATTCGAACCAGATACGTACCCCTCAACCGACGCGGTATTTACTTTTCCGAGCCCCCCGGAAATCGCGCCGCCATAAGTTGGGCAGCGCAATCCGGCGGTGATTTCCATCGGCTTACCACCATCATTAAGATCGATTAAAAGTCCTGAAGGCATAAATCACCATGAACCAACGACGATGCGGCCACCGCCGGGGATATTGACGGTAATACCGTTATTGTTGATGACGACCGTATTATTGGTCCCGTTGAAGGCAAAGTTACCGCTGTCGGCATAAAGCTTTCCGTGGAATTCACAATCGCCGTTTTTGTCGATGTTCCAGCCGCGAACTCCGGCAGCGAAGTTTGTCGAGCGGATATAACTGCCAATCTTCGCGTTTGTAATGCTTCCGTCCTGAATCATCGCGTCACGGATAAAGACTTGCCCGTTATAAACAAAGAAGGCGGCCTCATAATTGCCCGGATCGCTTCCTGAATAGATACCAAACTGATCGGCAGCAAATACAACCGTTGACTTGTAACTGCCTCCGGAAGGTTCAATGGACATCCCAAAACCGGTGTTGTACTTCACCCCGTTTCGGACAATACCTAAATTCAGGGTATAGGAAGCTTTTGCGGTGCCATCGCTGGTCACCTCTGCATTCATCTTCTGATTTACGGCGGCCGTCAGGCTGCCTACCTGAGACTGCACATAGGTATCAAGTGATGAAATAGCTTTAGTGTTATTACTGATGGCCGTCTGCTGCTGAAGTATTTGTGAATTAACGCCCTCAAACTGAGACTTAACGCTGGTCGTCAGCTGCGCGAGCGCCTGGTCTACTGTGGCGATTGTTGTTCTGACTGTCAGGATTTCAGCATTAACCTCACCCAGTTGCTGGAACTGGCGGTCCACAGTACCTTTGTTTGCCAGAGCGTTCTGCAGAATGCCTTCAAGGTTGGTATCAACGCCCTTCTCGACGTTTTTCATGGCATCGGAATTTCTGACAGCTTCGTCAATGACATCTATCAGATCCGATGTATCCGTCTGGCACAGCGCGGCCACTTCGACAAACGCAGACGTACCGAAGGCGTTTATGGTGCGAACATACCAGTAATAGGTGTGTCCGTTCTTCAGACCGTGGCTGCTCCAGGTGGTACCGACACCGGCACGCGTAGCCCCACCTTCAACAGTGGGCGTACTGGTATTCGGCAGTCTGGTTTCTCCTGACGTCCAGAAGTCAAACTGGGTGGATACGTTCGTCACTGCAGCGAGGCGCGGGTACAGCGTGATGGCAAAATAACTCTGCTCAATATCGACTCTGGACGGCGGAGGCGGTGCCTGAATGCTGAATTCAAGATATGCCTCCGGCGACTCTGCCCCCATCTGATTTACGGCTGTAACGTGTGCCGTGTAGGTGTCCTGGACCAGCCCTGTCAGGCGGGTAAAGGACCCCGGCACCTGAACAGAGAGTACCGTCTGGCCCGCCTTGCGGATCACGACCTTGTTGTAAACAAACTGCCCGATGTTCTGCCATGACAAAACGCCCTGCACCACCTGCCCAATTTCCTCCACGGTGTATTTCAGGTTCTGCGGCTGCGCCACGCCTCCCGACGGCAGTTGCGTAAACGGTGGTCTTTCAATTGGCTTGCCAATCGCATCTCCCCAGACATCAGCAGTCTCCTGCTTCAGGGTGATCTGCACACCGTTCTGCACGCCAAATTTCCAGTCAGTCACGCGCATTTCGACATTAATGATACCGAGCGACGGGAAATTCACCTTCACGTACATGCCTGGACGATAGCGATAGCCACTGAGGTTCAGTGTGAGATTCATCGTGCGGGAAATGCGGGTGCGCTTCAGCTTGATATCTGCCAGTCGCTGTGCCTGAAATTCACTGGTGACAAATCGAAGCTTCAGGTCCTGTGAAATCTCAACACCATCTTCTGCAACCCATTCGCTGACAGACACAGACGGAAAATCAACTTCGGAATAAATTTGTTTCGGGTCGACGAACGTGCCGTTGATGGTATTGACGCGTTCAGACTGCGATACTTCCGGCATGATTTCGATATCGCCTGCCAGTTGGCTCTCAGTAATCACTTCGGTTGCGGGACCATAATACGCACCAACCAGAATTCCGTGTTTACCCGCAATGTAAGTGGGCTCTCCTGCTCCGGCAACCAGCATCGCTTCAAGGATACTGGCCTTGTTTTCACTGAGATCAAATTCACCGTTTAAGGTGTAACGTTTTTCCGTGGTGCCATCGCCATTTGTTACCGTCTCGTCGCAAATATTGGCGGCTTCCTGAAACTGATCCCAGTTGATATCCGCATCCGGCACCTTCAGGTAATTGCGGTAATAGTCCAGCACGCAGAGCGCCAGGTTGTTACTGTATTCCGTGCGCCCGGTGCGCGGGTCATAGACCTTACGCCCCGTTTTCTCGACCTTGATGTTGGGGATACCTGAGGGGAATTTTTCAGCGTTAAACTTCAGCGACACGCGTAGCCAGGAAATTCCCTTGCCGATCATGTCCTCTTTCCATGACGGGCAGTTTTGTAGCATAAAGGGATCGGCGGTCTGACGGTCGTTATGTACCTCATACGTTGCGTTATCAGGGTATGAACCGATGTCATCATCACCAAGATAGATGGTCCCCACACCAGATAGCGGGTGGCCCGCCAGGGTGATCGCAAGGTGAAGCCATTCGCCATCAGTCTGATCGCCTTTTTCCTCCTCAGAAAAAAAAAGCGTACCTGCAGATATCGTCCTGCCATATACCACCGTTTTCGGGCTGGCGGCAGCACGAAGAACCTGTTTTCTCTCAGACGTATCGCGGTAGGCCCCGAGTGACGGTTTTTTTGTCAGCAACTGAGTAGATACCTGGGCCGCGATGGTGATGGCAAGCGCAATAGTTGTATATCCACCAAATGCTGCAGCACCTGCTGCCACTGTTGCGACGATTGGAATAGCAGCAGGCATCAGCGAACCCTCCAGGCGCTCAGTGGCTTAGTCTTCAGACAAACCAGCCCGTTCTCTCCCGGCACCCACACGGCACCGCCATAAATTACCCCGGCGCACCGGGTTGCAGCATTCTCTACAACCGCGATATCGCCGCGCTGGGCCATCTTCACCGGTACTTCGTCGAGGTATTTCGCCAGCACGTTCTCCAGCGAGCCACCGCCGCGCAGCAGCGCTTTTTTCGCGCCCGTTTCGCAGTCATAAGTCCCGCGCCAGCCGTCGGCAAAATTATCCCCGGTCATCGCTTCAGCGCAGTCAGCTGCGAACAGGCAGCAGTCATGTTCGCCCCATAAAAAAGGGCGCTTTTCAGCGGCCCTTATCACGGCGATTAATCTGTTATGCCAGTCTGGATGCTTCATGCTTCCTCACGAATAGGTAAATCCTGGCGCATCTTTTTTACTGCCCCAGTAAATAGAACGTTCTGCCATCTGTGCAACGTAGCGGAAAATGCGGTCGCCTGGCTGGGCAGCCTGATGCGATTCGTCGGTATACCGGTCCGGGAACGGTCGCTGCCAGTCTTCAAAAATGTTACTGACAGTGTACTGCAGTGCATTTGTATCTCCCGCCGTTGCACCGGTACCGGATACCCTGCCCTTAAAAATCAGGTCCGCCACCTGAACCACACCATTGTCGTCCATCGCCACCAGATACAACTCCGCCGGTTTTCCGACACAGCGTTCGTTAAGCGTTTTAGCGAACAGGGACATATCAAGACCGGAAAGCGTCATCCTGAGCTGCGTCGGGCTCGTCGTGTTGGTTTCGCTCACATCATCGATGGACCCCAGCGTCCCCATGCCGTAATAGACATATCCGCCCAGTACCAGAGTGCCGGTACCGGAATGGACGTAAGCGGTCCCGGACTCAAACTGGACATTGGCCGCCAGCACCGCAGTCACCCTGTCACGGGAAAGCCAGGTGATCATCGAATCTGAAAAAGGTGAATACAGCATTAAAACGCCTCCTCAAATTCCAGTGTGTAGCTGGTAAAAACACCAGGGACGCGGTTACCTGCGCCCTGCTGGTTATCTTTCAGCTTAAAAATGCCGTAGGGGTTAGCCACCTCAATTTTGCCGTTAACCGGCGGCGAGGTACGCAGCATCGGCGCAATCGGGATGATTGCGGTACCAGTTGAAGTGCTGGTCACATCAGCGGTGACCATCTTCAGCTCGTCGTTCACGGTAAGGTAATCCCCGGTGTGCAGCACGAGCTTTCCGGGTGTCCAGCCTTTGCTGCTGAGCTGGGCCCCCGTCTGGTTTGCGTCCTGCACCACTGGATTTCCTGCTGGCGTTCTCCCCTCGCGCCCCCAGTCGCGGATTTTTACCCTGCCGTATTCACCATCGAGATCGGCCACCAGCGCATCGATACGCCGGGATTTATCATCGGTGAGGTTGTTAAACGTCAGGGAGCAGATCCAGCGAGTGCCGGGGAAACGAACGGTCTGTGAGGCACCGTTAAAGGGAGAGCGAAATGTTTTGGTGTTACTTTCCGGTCGCCACGTCAGGGACGACGGGCATACATCAGCAGGCCATTCACGCGCAGCCATACTTATTCACTCCTTATTAAACGCCAAGCAGTCGCCTGCCCTGCCCGTTGGTCTGAAAATCTTGCAGCATTTCCTGTCTGGCCTGCTTGGCACCATCTCGGGTTCCCTTAGCGGCGGCCTCCTGCATCGCCTGCTTAAGCGCGGCATCGCCATTACCGGAAATGGTGAAGTGCTGCTGAATGGTCTGTTGAATGCTATTCCCTCCCGCGCTAATGGAGGAGACAGCATCATCTACCATTCGCACGCCGAGAGAGCCGTCTGCGGTTCTGGTTAGCGGCATGATCGCCTCAGGCCCAGCCTCCCCCATCAGTCCGGCACCTTTTGCGAAGGCGAACATCGTTGGGCTGCTCACAATTCCATTGCGGAATTGGCTCAGATCAGGAGAATCATAAACCCCGCCTTTTGCGTTCAGGGTTAAACCAGAAGCAGCTGAATCGTAGGCACCTGATGGCGTACTGCCACCAGCAGACGCATTTCCAAACAGCCCGCCAAGCGAGCCGAGAAAATCACTACCACCGGCAGACTTGAGGCTATTCACCAGGATGGCCCTGAGCAGAACCTTTTGGAGTTCGCTCAGCACGCTATTGGCCCAGTCAGCCCAGTCAGCTTTATTACCGTTAAGTGCATCGGCCATGTTGTCAACCAACCCGTCAAGGGTGTTGCCCACAAGATCCGATACCTGACTGTAATAATCACTGGAAGTATCAACCCAGTTTGCCAGCCCATTTTTAGCACCAGCAATCCAGTCACCTTCAAGCTCATCCCGCTTTTCGTAGTGGTCTTCCAGCAAACCAAGTCGCTTTTGCAAAGCGTCGTTAAGCGCAGCAGTTTCCTGATCGTAAACATTCTGGCTTATTTCATTACTCTGCCGACGCTTTTGCAGGTCACTTTGTTGGTCAATGAATTCACGCTCAATATCGAGGCGCTCGCGCAGACGTTCACGCTCTTTATCACCCAAGCCAGCCCCTGCTATTTCTGCATTCATTGAAGCGGCTGCGTTAGCGTTCTGTGCCTGGAGTGTTGCTACAAATTCCGCGACTTTTAAGTTTTCCTCATTGGCCTTTCTAACAGAATTGAGGCGATCTACTTCAGTTGCGAGCTGTTCGAGACGCGTCTTCTGTGTTTCATTAAGTCCAGCAAGCTTGCCGTCCGCAATATCAAACTGAAGCTTTTGTTGCTCAGTGACTTCTGTGCTCTTCTTTCCGGTGGTATCGATCAGAGAAATTTGACGAAGATAACTTGTCTCCATCGATTTAAAAGAAGATTCAAGTTTTTTAAGGTTTGAATCAGGCTTCGTTTTGCCGTTTGTTTCGTCTTTATCAAGGGCATAGCCCCCGCCTACTGTTGCAGGTTGAATTGGCAGTTTTGCTGGGCTACCAGCAACTAATTGACCCTTTAATTTTATTAAATCTTCTAACTCTTTTTTTGCATTTGCCAGAGTAGTATTTGAATCGAGTACACTACCAATTATACTTTCAGTTTCAGGAAAGTTGCCTGCATCAATGTTTTTTTGAAGCCATTCAATTCGTTCTTTTACCTGATCAAGATTTTTTCGGTCAATATTACCACCGATAGCGGCTATCCTGTTACCTGTGCTTGCTGCTAATTGTCCAGCCGCAGCAGCTGATTTTACCAACCATCCGGTAAGCTCTGCCACCTCAGACACTAAGTTAGTGATACCCTGAAGAACCTTTGGATCTGTTAAAACTTTCCTTAATTGATCTAGTGAATCTGTAAGAGGAGATAAGTCTACTTTGGCGAGTCCTGCTGAAATTTCTAATTTTAACCCTCGAACCTGTGCTTCAATATCCTCGAATATCTGATTCACTTTAACGAGGTCGTCTATTGATGCAGGGTCTGGGGCAACTCCGAAATCTTTAGCGAGACTTAGAAACTGCTTAAGCTTCTCATTGTTATTATCAAACAGAGGAAGAAGTTTCGAAAGGTCATTGCCAAGGCTTTCAAGTACTGTGGTTTTTTCAGCGTTTGTGCTGATTTTACCAAGCGACTCACCAATCGCCAGAAGTTGTTTGTCTGGACTTACTTTGGATAATTTTTCAGCGGATAATCCAAGAGCATTCAGGGCATCAACGGCCTCACCTGACTTATTCAGGACCGCATCGCCGATTTTGTCACCAATATCTTTGAAGATATCGGCCATTTGATCGCCGGACACACCGGCCTTTTCAGCAGCGAACTGCCATGATAATAACTCTTGAGTGGAAATATTTAGTGATTTAGCCCAACGGTCTGTCTCTGCTATTTGTTTCGAGGTAGATTTCAGAAGCTGAAAACCAGCAACACCAACAGCGCCAGCTAAAGCAACTGTTGCTGAACCAATGGAGGCAAAAGCTTTGGTAGTTTCAGCGGCATCCTTCTGAACTTGCTTAGCCCACTGCTGAGAGGCTCTTTCTGCTTTATCCATACCAGAAACAAAACCGCCAACCTTGGCAACAAGATCGAGTGTAAGAGTCCCGAGTGATTTCCCAGCCATAATTAACTCCAGAAATAAAAAAGCCCGCATAGCGGGCTGATTTCATATGTTTGCTTTTAGACTTCGCTCAAGCTCGCTCTTGAAGTTTTTCCCAAGAGGGGCAGGCATTTCCCCTGCAATACGCTCAATAATAGGCATGTTCATGAAAGTAATTTCTGATACCGATTTACCAGAGTGTTTTTCAAGCAGGAAGATTGAAAAATTGCGGACTTCCTCTAAATTAATACTACCGTCAACTTTGATGAAATCATCTTTGTTTATGGATGATAGGTCATAGGCTTTGTAATTATTTCTAGGCATGTTTCTCTTTGTTTTATTTGCAAGCAATATTCCACCAATAAACAAAACCGCTGCAACAATTAAATAATTCTGCCGCTCAGCCATCAGGCCAATGTTGTTGACGCGTGAACCATCTCCAACAGGAACGCTTACATCCATGAATAGTGCAAAGACGCCTAACGCAACACCACCTAACGATAACAACCATCCTAAGTTTCTCATGTTTACATCCCCTTTGAAGTTCAAGTTACAGTTTAACATGAGAAATTGATGTATCACCCCCAGGTGCGCATCGCCTCTTCAAGTTTGATCGGCTCGTTTGCAGCTTCCCGTTCCACAGCGGCAATATGAGGCGCGAAATCAGCAATGCTGAAGGCAGGGGTGTTTTTGGTACGGTTTACGTTTGCCAGCACAGAAGAAACCAGTGCAGCACCCCACTCTGTTCGCATCATCGGGTTCAGATTGCCGTACTTCTGTCTGTACTGAATCCACTGCTGGAACTCGCGGAAGCTGAGGCGTTCTTTTGCCTCAGCGATAGTGCGGCCACCTATCCCGTTAAGGACTAGTTCGCACCAGATTTCGTCTTCTGTGCTGAGTCCGTCTTTCCCAGATCGTTAACTTCCTGAATAGCCAATAGCAGCGCCACCGTCAGGCCACCATCCAGCGCGCCACGGTCTGGATCGGCCTCGCCAGTAACATCGGCAACCTTAAAGACCTGATGCCCATTTTCATCGCAGATTGACGCTGCGATACGGCCTGCAACCCCATCAATACGCCCCAGTCCAGCGAGCACATCTGATGTTGCAGTGTGATAGCCAAGAGGACGGATATACGTTGTCGCTGTATGTTCCTTACCATCCTGTGATTTCCAGGTAATTTCTTTTTCCACCGGGCGGCCGGTGAAGGCTCCCGTTTCTTTCAGGGTGTCGAGTGTTAGTTTCATTTATCTTTCCTGATATTGTTTGTTGAAACGCGGGGATTTTACCCCGCCAGTGATCAGCTGCCAGACTGCTCTTTCGGAATCCATGCTCCTTGCCCGGAACGCTGGATGGTGGCAGAAGTCTGCACGACCGTGTTTCCCTGAAAATCGAACGGAAAATCTGAGACATATCCCTTGAAAACATACCAGGTTCGATCGGGAGGAAGCACCAGGCCATCAACAGCCCCCTGTCCTGTTCCCGCTGTCGGCTCTGATTCGCCATCCGACCAGCCGATTGCAAACGTTACGTCGCTCTGGTCGTTTGACTCTGCCATGTTGCTTAACATCAGATGGCTGGCGTTAGCTGGGTCTGCATTAAGCGTGGCCGTTGCCTGCCCCGGTGTACGCAATCCCTTTTTGTATTTTCGTGTGTTACGTTCGCTCAGGCAGGTGTCATCAATCTGATCTGCCGGGCTTCCCCCTGGTGAAAATGCAGTGATGCATTCAATTTCGCTCACGACACCATTCGCGAGCACGTACAACTGTGTGCCTTGAGTCACTACTGACATGGTTATCTCCGGGTATAAAAAAACCGGCTGCGCCGGTGTGATATGGAAGGTTGGTTTATCGTTTGACGAGCCAGTCGACGTCGAAGGAATAACGGTACTTCATGGTACTGGATTCCAGCTCCTGCGTACCCCACCTGGTGATTATTGCGCTGCCTTCGATCGCATCGCGAAGCGCCCGCGCAACAGTGATAACTTCAGTATCTGTGTCAGCGTAAACGTCAATCTGAACAGAAAAACGGTCTATATCAGGGCGCTGTTTCAGGTAGTTTTGTGGTTCACCGTCAATGTTCTGCCAGACCGCATAAGGATAGAAAACTTCATCAAAATGCTTGCCGAAGGGGTACAGCCTTATGGGAGACATTCCAAGCAGGCCACGAACTTCCTGACTGGCGGCACAGACCTTAAAAATAGGCGCTATCATGCTTTGGTCCCCTTCTTCGCGGCCTGCCTGACCGCACGATCGATAGCTTTTTCCATTTCTTCAGCAAAAACGTTAATGACAGGTCCATCGATACCGTTCATCGCGGGACGGATGATAGGTCGAGCTGCAGCATGCTCTGTTCCGAATTCAAGCATTCGCCAGTACCAGGTGTCGCCACCGGGATTACCTTTGTCGCCTGCCGTTTTGTAGGTTCCACCAGCTCGCCCCTTTCTGATGTTGGCTTTTGTATGGGCATACTGTCGCGCACCTCCCATAACGCCAACGCGGAAAGTCAGGTTTCCGGTTCTCCTGAATTCACGAATGCCAAAGTTGGCAACGATATTTTTATAGATGGCCTCTTTGGTAAGGGGGTCATCAACCCTGGCAGCATTACTCCTGGCTCGGTCCCTGATTAGGTTTGCAGCTTTACGAAGCGCGAATCGTCCCGCTTTGTTACGGGTGACGTCTGAGACTGCATCCATTTTCCCAAGTAGGGAATCAAGCCCGGTAAGACTTACTTCAACACCATCAGCCATCGTTAACCCCTTCTGAACAGGGAAGCGTGAGATATTCGCGGCCACTTTTCGGATCAGGAAGCACACCCTCGATGTTATACATTCCACCGCGAAACAGGATGCGATTCATCCGGGTAATTCCCGGTCGAAAGCGTATTGTGATACGGGTGGTGATTTCCCCCTGCGATGCCTGGGCTGCAATAAACTCGCGAGCCGACAGCGGGGACACTTCCGCCCATACGGTAGCCATATCCCGCCAGGTTTTATTTACAGCTCCAGTCTCTGGGTTCTGAACCATCACCGGCTCCTGGATTGTTACCCGGTGACATAGTTTCCCGGCCTGCATTCTACCCCCTGGCTTTTTGGCTGAGATACTGAGGTTTCAAATCGCTCAGTGACGTAATTTCACCCCCATCACCTTCAGCCAGTGACTGGATAATGACATCGCATAACGACACATTGGAATCAACCAGCCGGTTTATCGCGTCCGTCTGCGCCCTCTGTGCTTCTGTCTGTTCGCGCAGCGCTGATATCAGCTCGTTTACCTGTTGCTCGTTCATATGCAATTTTCGCCCATTTTTTTATCCACTCGCGCCGTTCTGCGCACCCTGAGCAAGCCATGTGCCCCCCCCCCTAAATAATCGTCGGTAACCGGAGATCGTAAATCAGCATCGTCACTGAAAATGGAAGCTCACCCTGCATGAGCTTCTCTTCCTCTTCTCCATTTCTGTTTCGGTCGAGGTACCCAAGGAGGACGAGTAAAGCTGTTTGCATGCGTTTCAGGGGCTCGCCCTCTATTAGCTTTCCACTATCATCAACAACTTTGTCACGACTCCCCTGGATATATGAGAGAAGCGCTGCGCTGCCAGACTGAATTTTCAGAGTCAGGTCAGCGTCACCGGCATCATCATCAATTCGCAAATGGTCTCTGGCCTGTATCAGCGTCACAAGTTCAATCACGTTTTATCCCTCCCGTCGCGGCCACGCTTGGCTGCCAGTGTCCAGCCTTTCGAGCCAGCCTCACCCGGCTTGTCCTGAGTCTGTTCGTCGCAGTGCCAGAGGGAGCCGCCCCATGTAACCGTGTCGCCAGGCAGATATTCCTGACCGGTTTTGAATACGCCCTGATAAATCATCACAGGCACGTCAAAGGTTTTGGTTTCACTGGTGCCACTGGTGCGGTTAACCGTCAGGGTGAATGTACGCTGCTCAGAATGCTGTACTTCAATACCCGCAACGCCATCAACAAGACATTCCCAGCCGCGCATGCCATGGGTTTTCTCATACGCGCGCCACAGGCCGCCGTTATGCGTCGCATAGCTGCCGCGCGGGTAGTTTTTTTCTTCATCAATAGAGGGGAGAACTTCGAGCGTCAGCGCGTCCCGGCCATCTGCGCCATCCTTACCCGGTTCAGCGGCTGGCATTGCGGATACCGCATCGCTTACCGCCTGCTCAACGAGTTGTTTAAGCATGGAAGGGTCAAAATCCTTACCATCCTTTGGCGTAGGAATTTCTGCCACGGCATTTCTGACCAGCGCCTGAATCATCGGCTGGACGTCTTCAGGCGTGACGCTTTTACCGTCGCGCGGTGCCGGGATTGCAGCTACCGCATCGCTGACCATGGCGGCGATATCCGGCAGTTCTGGTGCTGTCGGAGCAGGTAATTTGGCAATTTCCGCTTTCACCATGCTCTCGACGTCGGGAGCGGGCACATTGCTGATTTCTTCAACCTGCTTTGCGAGCCGCAACAGCTTTTCTTCATTTTCCTCTCGCTGCGCCTGAAGGTTTTTACTGAAGTTGTCACGCATTTCAGCGAGAACCTGACCGAATTCCTCGCCCAGCACCTTTATCAGGGATAGTTCGCGTTCGTTCATTTTGTAAGAAATCCTCTGATCATGGCTTTGGCCGCCAATTGCTCAGCGTCGGTTAAAGCCTTTCCTTCATTCGCGGAGGGTGACGACTGTGACGAGCTGCTTTTACCGAAGGGATCATCCGAAGCATCACGGCGCGCCAGCGCCTCAAGGCTGAAATTCTGCTGCTGTAGGTAAAGAGAATCACCGCCGGCCAGCGGGGGAAGGTTCTCACTTTTTCGCGCTTCGTTTGGTGTGAGGATGGTATTTTTCACCCCCTCGCCAAGGGATTTGATACGGCGTTCACTGTCCATACGCAGCAGCGCATTAACGTCAAACTCAGTACCTGTATCGCCTTCAAGCTCAAACGCTTCATCCAGCAGCAATTCGATGGATTCAATCAGGGACTGAAGGCATTGCGAATAATACTGCTGATCCTGCGCCTCAATATTGTCATGTGTCGGCAGCTCACCGATGCCAACCTTATACGCTGGCACGTGAAATACTGAACAGACAATCTGCGCGGTCATGCGGAGCTGTTCGACAGTCTGCGCATCAGCAGCTGAGACCGTCCGGGGAACATATTTCGCACCATTGCTCAGAATGGCGGTTTTACCCGCATTTTCCCCGGTATAACCAGTGTCCCAGTTTTCTTTGATCTTCCTGGCGTTCTCTTCCGTAATCGAGCCCGGAACCTCGATAACTCCGCTGGGTTTCCCGCCATTACGGAAAAAGTACGCCGAGCTTTCCTGAATATGGTGACCCTGCATTGCAGCCAGACCAGCGGCATAAATCGGGGAAAGACCAATAAGGGGATGGAACAGACAGTTGAAACGATCGTGAATAACCTCTCGTGCCGGTACTGTCACAGTTGAATCAATGCCCGCCATGTTATCCGGGTTGATCTGGTAGAAGACAGAGCCATCATCAGCTACCAGTGGCGTGACCTTGTTCCAGTCCAGCAGCCTCAGTTCCGTTATCTCACCGCGAATGTTTCGGATCTTGAGCGCAACGGTATTACCTTCGCACAGCTTGGAATTCAGCCAGTGCTCAAAGAACTGGATGCGGTTCTGAAAGGAATTTGGCCTGGAATACAGCGCGGCTATCTTCCCGGTTTTAATTTCCCTCCGAACGCCATTTGAATCCTGTTTCATCAGGCGCGGAGGCATTTTAGCGATATCACTTGCGATCAGAGATATGCAGGAAAACACAGCATAATAGGAGAGAACCGTTTTGGGCTTAATTTCCATATTCTGCTGCCAGGCCCCGGCGTAAGGCTCATGGACATAACTGAACATTGGCGTCCAGCCGCCACGGCTGACAGGCTGCTGTAGATTTTTGACTGGCCCCTCTTTTCTTCGGAAAGGATTCCACATTAGCCGTTCTCCGCTTTACGCTTATTCTTCCTCACCCTGGTATTTACCTCGGTGAAATATTCAGCCTTACCGAGCAGCACCAGCACCCTTGCGCACCGATCGTCCACGGTTTTTACGTCTCCCGTAACTGAGTCATGAGTGCGTTGCAGATATCTGATTTTTGCCATGCAACATGGCGGGGTTTCCCCCGCCCTCCTTTCGCGATTAGCTTCCCTGGTTAGAGCCGTAGTTCACACCAGAAATAACCGCCACCGCTGCCGTGCGGCGACGCTTCCAGTTGATCCAGCGCTCGGCACGGATAGCCACGCTGTTCGTCTGGAACATGGAAACCAGCTCCGTTCCGGTTGGGCTAACGCTGTCGCCAGTAGGATCACTTTCCATTTCCAGAGAGGCTTCACGTGACATATCCACTGCCACACCACCGTCGTCAGCCAGATAGATATCCGGTGCGTTCAGCAGGGTCAGATTGCTTCCGGCGTACTGGGAAACGATAGCCGGAAGCCCCTGGAATGTGCCGCCAAGCAGGGTCATTTCCGGATACATTTTCTGGCCCAGTGCATTTTTCTTCATGGACAGCGCCAGCGCGTTGGTGCTGGACATGATCCACACGCCGCCAGTTGGCTGAAGGTTATTGGAAACAAACTGAGCGAATGCCGCTTCAGCATCTGCATCCGGATCGCCGGTGGATGGAATAGCCACAATACCGTTGGTAATTGAGGCCGGAGAGACGTTAGCAACTTCGGCTTTCGCCGGGTTAATGAAGTCCGTATCCAGACGAGCGATGACCGCTTCTGCCAGCGCATTACGCACCAGTGCATCAGCTGCCGGATTGGAGAATCGGATAAGTTCATCGGTCAGCACAGCAATGGCTGCGACTTTGGCGAAGCTGAACGTGATGGACTCAAAGTCGAATTTGGTGAGCGGCTTAGCCTTACCCTGCCCCACCCAGTTTGCAGATCCGCCGGAAGTTTGTGCCGGAATACGGATGTTGAACGGTACCTGGCGCAGGGCAGGAATATCCCCCTGACCAAAACGACCGATAATGGTCTGCGGGCGAAGGAATTCAACAAAATCATTTGCATATTCCTGATATTCCACCAGCGCACCAGCCCACTGAGGATCGGTCGTTGTGCCAGCACCAACAGCGGCTTTCAGCACATGGTGAAGTTTCGCATCATCCGGGTACTGCTTACGTGCAATTTCCAGCGCTTCAGAACGGCTGCCGTTTGCCGCCGCCAGTGCCTTGGCAAAACGGGCAAAGGCGATGCCTTTCTCCAGATTTTGCTCAACGCGAATGATCCCCGGTGCGTTTGCTTTAACGGTGGTGACTTCGCCACTGGCAGCTTTAGACACCGGTTTTGCAGTCGATGCCAGATTGCTTTCCATGTCGCGCAGTCGCTTGAGGTGCGCATCAACGGATTTAATTTCTGCGGACGTGTTGTCGTAGCTCTCTTCTTCTTCAGCGTCCAGGGTGCGTCCCTCTTCAGCCGCCTTTGACATCACTTCATCGAGTGATGCGGCCAGCGCTGCACGCTTCGCTTCAAAGCTCTTGATTTGTTCTGCGATATTCATCGAATTGTTTCCTTTTTTGGTTTTGGGTGCTGTAGCGCCAGCGGTTTTAGAGGTTTTCACTACCGGTTTCTCATTGCCTGACGCGGCGAGAAACTGGCGGTCGAAAGATTTAACGGTCTGGATGGAGCATTCGGCATTGGCCGGAATGGTCACCGCCGAGACCTCAAGCAGGTCCCAGGACAAAAAGCGAATACCGCCTTCATCCAGGAAGGAATACTCAATTGGTCGGAACCCAATCGACAGGCCTCGTACCAGCCCCGCCTTAATCGAAGCCCAGGCTTCATCAAGACGTGCCATCAGCTGTGATGGCATGTCGGAGGTTGGTTTCACGAGCTTTGCTGTGATTTGCAACCCCTCTTTCACCATTTTGGGCGTGCACGTGCCAATAGGCTGGGAGCGGTCGTGCTGCCAGAGGAACGGCGTGTCGCTGCGGAATTTCGCCCCCTCCGGCTCCATGATGTCACCGTCACGATCGGGAGAAGGCGTTGAGGCGATGCCGGTGATAATCCGTTCATCCTCATTTACCGACTTCACCGTCATGAGGGTGCAGGCGCGTTTAAGCGTCATTTGCTGTCCTCCAGAAATGAAAAAACCCGCATGCGCGGGTCATTAACTGACGTGTGTTAAACGAAAAATACCTGGTAGTCTTTTTTGACCGGTTCGGGGTTAAGGGCCATTAACGTAACGGCGTTAAATGTGGCCATCAGGGGATCAATCTTCCCCTTCCCGCTGGCCTGTTTGGTAATGAGAATGGCGTTACCCTTAGGCTCCACCCTTGCATTACTCACGCACCAGGCCAACAGAGGCTGGCCGCCATGAAGCAGAACACCTTCAGCAAGCTTGCGCTCAGCGGTCTTAATGGCACCACCGAGTTTCCAGCCCTGGCTGACACCCGTCACGGCCTCCTCCGGAATACCAGCCTCGCTCAGCGCATCCAGTATCTGTCCTACCTCTGAGGGGTCTATGCCAATTTTATCCAGCAGTTCGGCTTCATAAATCCGGCTGACATACTCTGCAACCTGCTCGACATCCTCTCCTACCCGCTTAACGATCGTCAGGTCACCGGCTCTCTCAAAATCCTTTAATTTTGAAATTTCGCTCTTGCGCCTTTCGAGGGCGATGGTGTGCGCCCACGCATGGCACCAGCATAACCACTCGCGAGTCTGGCGATCGCGCCCGATAACAGCCAGACCGAGAAGGTCATCGAGCCCACCGCCATCAATACCAACTGTGACCACCTCAGAACGGCGCAGAATATCGTCAAAAATGACGCGCCTTGCCTGTTGCTCCCAGAAATCAGCTCCTGCCCATCTGTCAGCGCGCAGGGCGAGACCGATTTCAACGTTGGCGTGCTTCGACATAAAGCCACGAAAGTCTTCCTCCCCGGCCTCTTTCGCTTTGTTGTATTCGCGGTAAAGAAACTGCTCGTCAACGGAGTAACCCAGGTTGGGGTTAACCATCGCGAGGTTATCCAGAAGAAGATGCTCTCCGCTGGCAACCATTTCCGGTGGATGCTCAAATATCACCGGAAGAAAATGCGGGTCGTGAATTTTTCCGTCGCGAACGTCACGGGCGTACTGTAACTTTTTCTTAAACACGCCAGCTGGCGGTTCGTTGGACTGCGTGGTTGTGTACATCACAAAGCCTTCAGGTCGTGATGCCATGCCACCGACTGCCTCACGCAGCATATCTTCGGAGTTATGTTGCTTACCAAAAAGCCACAACTCGTCAATGAGCGTGCCGACAGATTTAATCCCCGAAACGGTGTTGGGGTCGGCGGCCACCACTTTCAGCGTCGTGTCCGTTCCCCTGTGGGTGATGGTCCTGATGTGTGTCTGCACCTGACAGAGGTCATCCAGATCATCATCCCGCTTTACCATATCGCGCGCCGGGTTAAAGGCGTTTGTCGCCACCTCTACAGTCGGGGCGATGATGGTGTACCCGGCAGCCTGACGCCAGTTGAGCAGCAAGGCCGTCATCATTATCCCGGCGGCCAGCGTAGACTTGGAGTTTTTTTTGGGGATCAGTACAAACACTTCTGTAATGTGTCTGCGGCCGGTTTCGGCATCATAGGAGCCGAACAGCGCGGCAACGAGATCGAAAACCCATTGTGCGCAGGACTCACCGAAAGTTGGCGATCCTGGAGCATCAACGATTTTCAGTTGCCTGAAAACGTTCAGGGCTATTTCAGCCTGCTCCGGGTAAATCGGGGCAGGAATAATAGACTGGCCTTTCTTCAGGCGCTCCGCCCAGTCAGGGCAGGCAGTTGTCCACTCCGGCATCATGTATTCCCGCGATTGTTAACCACCAGTTTCGGCGGCTGCTGAATTGCGAACTTATTGGCCGCTTTTTTTGCAGCCTCAGCTTTTGCATCCTTCTTACCGCCCTCACCTTTCTTCTGATGCATATAAGGCAGCATGGCCTTTGCAGCATCTTTCCTGGTTTCGATTTCGTAACCAACGTTGTTCATAACCGATTTCAGGAAGTCGAGAGGGTCTTCATACTCACCGGCGGACGATGCCGCAGGAGGTCGTTTTTCTTTAGGAGAGTTTACTGCTGGGGTATAAACATTCCTGCGATACGCAGGTTCGTCATCCACCTCAACTTTTTCTCGTTTTTTCCGCTCAATAAACGCGATGACCTCCGGGTCTTTAGCAAGCTGCGACCCCTTGGAACGCGCGGATTTTTCAGAATATCCCGCCTTTATTGCCGCATCCTTCTGAGACATCCCGGACATCAGCGCGAGAGCATATTTCCGCTTCTGCGCTGTTAACATGTTTACACCCTCCAGAGGGGGATTTTTTCTGCGAATGAGAGGGGGCGAGGTGTCCAGGGCGATCGATGTTTACTCTGGAAGATACCCCCCCGGGGTTGGCGGGCGTCAAAGCCCTACAAATCCTGATTCCTGATTGCCTTCAGGCACCTCATGCTTCAGGGCCTGCTCATCAGGCTGTCCGGTGGCAACTTCACGTGCAGACTTACTTGCGTGACATTCAGAGCAGAGTGTCCACAGGTTGCGTTCGGAGTTATCGCCTCCGAACTGAAGAGCAATGCGGTGGTCGAGTTCGCTGTCAATCAGATCAACAACTCGATTGCACATGCAACAGTGACCACTGTCACGCGCATAGATACGACGCTTCAAGCTCACCCTTGCGCTTCCGCTTATACGCCGCTGCTCACCGTAGATTGGTTTGATGCGACGTGTATCAATGGCTTTTAGACGTGGCTTTAACGTTGTGAGCTTAGACATGTAACCTCCACGCACGACGGCGCTCTGTTCGCGGCGCTGAGTCAGGGTGACGTTCAACCGACTCACCATCTGCATGATCCACCAGCGAGTAGCACGGATAGACCACTGCGCTGCCATAAGCATCACCCACTGCATAGTCGGCTGGCTTACTACTATCCCAGAGAGATAACACGCGGTTGATATGTTGCGGGGGTACGCTATAGCACACCCCGTGTATCAGTCGCGGCAGCGTGATGTAGTCATCCTGAGCCTTATCAGCAACTATCAGCCGTTCGGCTATCAGCATCTGATACTGAGGCGGGCGGCCGGTACCGAGATAAAAGCTCAGCAGGTCGTTAGGAAAGCGGGTCAGCCAGTCGACCACCAGCTCGGAAAACCAAGAGATGGGCATCGCGTCGTCTTCCAGCACCACTACCCGGCAGGGTTGGCTGGCAGCCCACTCAAGCGCGCGTCGATGATTCCAGTTAGCGCCGTGGTTACCGTTATCAATAAGCGGATGAGCATCCAGCAACGCGGCAAGACGTTGCACATGACCTATGCGAGAGTGATGGCCGACCACCACAAACTTTATGTCTCCAGCCACCAGCGAACCTCCAATAAAAAAGCCGCACGATGGCGGCTACTGTCTGAATATCAGGGTGTTACTTCACATTAACCCTGGTTAAGGTAAGCATTCAGCACGTCAGTGGTGGGACACTGGCGAACATAGATGCGGAGGGATAGCTGATTAACTCTGCTCAAGGAAAATTATGGAAAAGAAATACGTTGATTTATGCTTCACAATGTCCGAGAAAATCCCGCGCGAAACAGCTTTAGAAATAGTTGCAATCAAGCAGGTTCTAGCAGCAATTTTGGCAAAAATGCCAGACAAACGTGAAGCGATTATCGATGACCTCTCGGCTGTCGACAGCGACATCATGAGAGATATCGTATCGAATTTCAGAAAAATTAATTAACCGAAATTGTAATTGCAGCATCGTAATGAGCGGTCATTCCTTTGGCCGCTTCCAAAAGTTCCTTAATCGCACCTTCGGCATGTGCCTTTGCGCGCTGTTTGTAACCTTCAAGAGTGAAACCTGGCGAGATATCCTCACGATAAACTACAGACAGAAGCGTTTTCTTATCGATCTGAACTTTGACGTCTCCGCCAATCGCCTCAACCGATTTACAATCCAGCCCTTCAGCTGATGAATAGCCATTAATCTTTAAGCTAAAAGATTTTTGAGTCGGAAACTCAACCTCATACGAAATCATAAGTCCTCCTGTTATTTATGTCGCCACCAGGCGTTTTCTTTACCGATACCATCAGTTTTAAACACGGTATGGACCTGGGGGCCGGTGACCACCTTGCCAGCGAATGAGTGCGCGACAATACCGAACGCCAGCATGTCACCCACCGCGGCGCCAGCCTGTTCTTTCCTCCAGAAACGATAACTCTCGATCCGGTAGTAAAGACGGATGATACCGTGAGCGAACGCCATTACATCAGCGCGGGTGCCACCCAGCAGACCCGCGTTAAGCATCACATCGCCGCGGTGCGCTTCAATGAATTCCTGATAGATACGCTCAGGATGATTCTGTTTCGCCCAAGAGTCGGCGTAGGTCTTCGGTTCAGAACCGACATACACCTTCCCGGGCTGCATTTCATCCCATGGCGCGCGCAGCATTTCGACATCAGTACCATCGGTACACCAGACAAACCGATATTCAGGATGATCGCGCAGGTGCTGCCAGATGTGCAGCCAGCGCCGGAAATAGACATTCATCTTCACGTCAGGGACGCGATACAAATCAACGTCTGCCGGTGCCGTCTGCAGTTCATCCACCAGCGCAATGCGTCCACACTGCCGGAGTGATGCGGCCCATTTAGCCAGCATGTCAGGCGAGGCCGTCAGTTTGGTACCGCGCTGAGGGTCAGGTTGACTGGTGAGCAGCGTTGTAATTACCACGTCGCGCTGACGCCGATATTCAACGTAACCGGTAAAGCCGGTATCACGTCGTTCGTTGTGGATCTTCACATTACGTTCCACCAGCGCCTGGCGGTCGGGCCTCGGTACCGAACGCTCCACCGCTTCATGCTCATCGAGGGAATGAATCAGCTTGTCTGAACCGAGGACATCAGCGTAAGCCCACGTAGTCAGTCCAGCGTTATGGATGCGCAAGGCGAGGTCACTGTGCTCGTACATGCCACGACCATAAACCGGATCGAATCCGCCCACCCTCTCTATGGCGCTGCGGTGGTAATAAAGCATCACGCCGCGCTGCCCGGTGTAAGCCACATGCTGATCGTCACGGCAAAGCACCGAAAGGTCATTCAGCTTATTGCGGCCAGCCAGATCGAGAAACTGGTAAGCCAGGTGTGGCTCAGGTGATTCGATGTAAGGGAGGTGCCAATAATCAGCGATAGGCCAGGCGTCATCATCCCATAAAAAAAGATGCTCGCACCCCGCTTCCATCAGGGCTGACAGGCTGACGTTCTTCGAAGCAACAATGCCGAGTGATGTTTCATGGCGAAGCAGCTGCACGCCGTGGGGAACTACCGCTGCAGGTTTAGAACCATCATCCACAACCACCACCAGCGCTCCGGCGGGAAGATGCTTCATGTGCTGTTCGAGTGCTCGCTTCAGAACGTCGGCGCGCTGGTGTGTCGTTATTGCAATGCCGATCCGCGATGAAATTGCGCAGGCGGGTGCATACGGGACACCATCAATAGTGACCTGCATATGTCCTCCGGCCTTTTAACGCTTAGTGGCGGCGTGAATGATTCCACCAGGACGTGTGGCTTCGCGTAAAGCTTCGCTCACTCTCTCCGAAACGAAACGACTTAAGCAGCTTTCTTCGTTATTAACAGGTTGGATGACTGATTGTTTGATATGTACAACGCCGCCCACTACAAAGAATGGCGATGATTCAGCCATCGCCTTTGCGTCTGCTTTCTCCTTCCTTTTCCGCTTGATGTATTCCACGGCATCACGCATTTCGTCTGGAGTATATCCACCCTCAATAGCTACCCAGCGATCAGCCAAGAAAATCACCGCTGTTTTATCTGCTGGAAATCCGCTAAATACCTCATTGGACCTCTGCTTTGCTTCATCAAGAGCGTTAGCGATCAGTTCCTGTCTCTTCATATCACTACTGATTTTGTGACGTGGAAGGGTGTAAACAGCCGAGAGAACACCTAATGCAGCATCATGCATTTTTGTAGGCTCTTCGATCTTCCCCATTCGCCAGGCCACAGAACCATCAGCCCGATGGCCAACGATTTCACCATTGCCGTAACTGACGTGGCCACCTTTCGGTTTGCGCTTATCTTTCACCCGTAGATGTTCAGGGAAGAAAGAAGCATCACCCGAAACTGTATGGAGGCGACCTTTCAAATCGTAGTGTGCGCTACCTGCAGGACTTTTGAGAATCAAGCCGTCGTCGGTCATTGTTACGCGCATTCCCAGCATCGCCTGCTGCAGCGATAAATATTTCATGAGGTATTTCCTTTTAGGCGTGAGCCTGTCGCACGGCGAAGCCGCCGAAAGTTAACGGTTTGCCCAGGCTCACAGCTGAAAGACTTTCTTTGATGTGCGCGTGCGATGCGCATTAAAAAGCCCCGCAAATGCGAGGACTTTTATCATTCAAACAGGATGTTCATTAACCATGAATAGATCGATCAAGATGCATGGTACATTACATGTAATTTTTTACGCATTTCTTTTATAGCTTCTTGAATAGCAATGCCTGATTTCTTTATATCCTCTGCAATTACTTCATCACGTTGATTGTCACTATCCAGACACTGGTAATTATTGATTGCTAGATTGAAATGATCATCAATTAGCGACATCTCAGTTTCTAATTCATTAAACTGTAGTCTGCATAGCATTTCAATTTTAACGTGCAAATCATCCTTCGCCTGATTCATTTTCTCAATGAGCTTTTCCTTGTGACGTCTATCCAAGGCAGTAATGTGCATTTGATAGAGCACATCCATCAGAAGCTTGTCCCATTCAATGAGCAATAAATAGAGGGTTTCTATATTTTCTTTTCTTTTTAATTTCTGTGCATTCTTCCATTCCTTTTCTTTTTGTTTCGTCCAGCTTGATAGTGAAAGTTTATAAGAGATGAACGCTCCAGTTAAAGTACCACCCAAAATTTGTATTAAAGCGAGTATGACTTGTGTATAAGACATGGTATAGCCTTAAAATTCAGGAAAGCTACAAGTATACCTGATAAAATTTTTTCTTAAAGGTTTATGTAATTAATAGCATTGTGAATTATTGATGTTGTGAACAATTTCTTGCCCATGCTTTGTTATGCACAAGGATGTCACGCTTCGTCTGGCGGTCCATGGCGTCAATGTCGTGATCGGTTAGGTAGATTGGCTTTACCCAGTCACAGGCGGTATCAACCACCACCGGGACGCTTCCACGTGTCACGCAGCTCGCGATCAACATTGTCATCAGGCATGTGGTTAACAGTCTGCTGTACATTGCTGGCCTCTTTCGTTGTCTCTACCCGGCGTTCTGCTGCTGCGACCGTTGCCGCTGCGTTATCTTCGGTTCGTTGCTGGTCGGCTTTAACTTCTGCTTTGCTGGTACCGCGAATATGGCCCAGGCCAAAAGCGCCAGCGATGGCAGCGATGACTGCCGCGACAATGCCAATAATCGTCTCAAATCCCATAGTGTCCTCACACCAGCACGGATTTCGCCAGGTTAAACAGCGCGCGGCGTTTATCCAGACCATTACGGCCGCCATTGATAAGCAGTGTCACGCGCTCAACGTCGCCGGAATGAAGCAGGCAACCGCGGGAGGCAAAGAACCATGCAGCTGAGCGCGCGGCGTATTCATCCTGTTCAAGCAGCTCCGGATGAGTAACAAGGTCAAGTTTTAAAGCGTGGCCACAACTGCGATAGTTGCTCAGGCCGGTAATCTGTTTCAGCCCGCGACCGCGATATTTCCAGCCATCACCAGCGACCTGATTTCCCAGGTGTTCTTTACCCCATTCACCGCCGTACACCAGATTGGCGATCGCTTTCTGGTTTGCCGGTTGCGTTGCCGTTCTGCCAAGTGCGGCGGCCTGCTGTTGCGTGATGCGGTGGCTGCCGAACGTAGGTACCAGGTTTTCTGCCGCGTAATTCAGGTTCTCCACCAGCCGGGTAAATCTGGTGCTTTCATGCCCCATCTGGGCAATAAACATCGCCTGATCTAGCGGTGCGGTGATGCCGTATTCCTTCATAGCGGCGTCGATATGCGGAAACCAGCGCGCAGCTAACCCGGCGCTGATACCAGCCGCCCTCTGAAATTGTGATTGGTTCACGTTGTGCTTTCCCCTGCGATTCTTGCGATGTTGCCACGAGCACGCCATACGGCTATGCAGACAATGAGATTGACGACCAGCTCTCCATAGTCGACCTGCACGTAATCACCATGCCAGATGCGGAAAGCGGTAAACGCTGGTGCGAGGATCAGCCCATACGCGAGAAATTCCATCAGACGGCGGCGACGCAACCCCCGCTTCCTGAAGAACATCAGGCGTATGGTTATCAGGATGCATGCAATAGCATTAATATTCAGAATCAGTGTTTGCCACGTCATTCTTCCCCCTTCAATCCGGGTAAGTCTCCTACCTTCGAGCGCTTGAGAACGCGAAGCAGGACAGTGACAGAAACCGTTGAGGCCGCCAGCGCGCCAATGGCTGGAGAAACTTTCACGGCAACTGGCGGAGAAAGGTGACTTAATGCCGCATTGATAAGCGCCGCGATGATTTCAGATGCTGTCCCGGCGCAATAGACCCCGCCTATGAATGAGATGAGCGCAAACAGTATCTGCTTCCAGAGTTTGTGGTCTTCACTGCTCAGGACATAAAGCGCGGCCCCTGCTAGAGAGCAAAGCATTACTGCGGGAGTAGCTTCTGGAAACATCGTGGCAAAGGTGATTCCGGTCGTGCCGGCTGCAACACCAGCAGTTGCCGTAGCAGATATCGGTTCTGCGGACATTTAGCCCCCTCTTATTGCCGTGAGTCCTCTCAGAACGAGGGGAAACAAAAAAGGCCGCCATTTGGCAGCCCTTAGAAACAACAAAACCCCGCCGTAGCGAGGTTTTTATATTTTCTTTCTAACCGTGGACATACAAAGCCCATCGTTAGTGTCAAATTACATCAAAAACGGCAACATTGCAAGCATCGTGACGTTAAATCACACGATATCCGTCAAATTATCGTTTCTTGTGACTTTTTTCAGTTGGGTGTTTGAATAGCTCTCTTCCTGAAAGCAGCGAGAAACAAGCATTTCGTAGAATGGCTTCCAGCTGTAGCGCCAGGTGCGATCGGGGAGACTTGGCAGTTCAGAGAATATTCCCCGGTAAGCAACAGATGATTTTGGTCTGCTGTATCCGCGCCCTTCGCAGCGCTTGCATTCCTTATAAACAGGTACGCCTTGCAGCTCAGTTGCTTTACGGTCCAGTGTCTTTCCTGTTCCTCCACACTGGCAGCGCTTACTTATTTTCCCGGTACCGTTGCATTTTGCGCAGAGTGATTGCTCAACGTTCTTCACCTCACGCGTCTTTTCGAAAGATGATGGCGACTGTCCAAGGTCTTTTGCCCACTGAGGAATTCTCATTGTGTAATGGCTTTTGGTGACCGTACCGACTTTTTCAATAAGACCTTTACCGTTGCATTTTGGGCAATCGGATAAATCAGCTGCTGACGATGCATAGTCGTTATAGGCGAACTTGGCCAAGATGAGCATACAGAGTGGGAATTTCTTTCCGGCGAGGCGGCGTACTGCAAAAGGCGCGGATTGCTTGGCATGTTCAGCAAGCCAGTTTATTGATGCTTCTCTGTCCTGCTTGCTGACTCCGGCTTTACCAAGATACATGGCAAGACCAATACCAGCGTCTGCCTGAGTCATACCCAGCGCCGCCATAACATCAGTTACCGTCAGTTGTTCGCTGGCCGTAGCGCGAACGCTGTCGGAAATATGCATTCCTTTTGGGGCAAAGAATTTAACAACGTTATCGAGGTCCATGAGCGTCTCCACTTACGCCAGTGCGCCTATTGCCAGCGCACGATCTAAAAACCGAAACAACAGCGTTAACTGGTCGCCGTGCTTCGCTTCAAATGCCACAGGATCAGCGTGCAACTCATCGTGATGCGCTCTGCACAGCGGTATCACAAACAGGTCATGCGCTTTAGTACCCATTCCACCCTGCCCGTGGCCTATCAGGTGGTGGGGGTCGTCTGCCGGGTTATTGCAGCAACTGCACTGCTGCGATTTAACCCAACGGGTGTACTTATCGTTCTCCCAGCGGCGGCGCTTTGGCCTCAGCATGAAAGATTCCGGAGATTCAGGATCTACCCTCACGGAGACTATCTTCTTAACTTTCTCCTGGAGGATTTCAGTCGCCGGTAATGACGGAACAATGTCACTTTCCCGCATTACTGAGCTGTGCGATTCAGGCTTAACCCTGAGGGCTTTATTGGCCACTGATTCAGGAATAAGGTCAGCCAGGTCGTTACGTACCATCCACCAGCAGAACTCCGGCAACGTCAGGGTGTGGTCTTCGCTGAATCCCAGCATAATATTCACCCTTTCGAGCAGCCATTTTACCAGGTTCTGCATGGCAATTCCTGCCAGTCTTTCAGTGGTTTGTCCACGCAATTCGTTATCACAAGCCCAGCAAAGGCGAATACTGCCAGGAGCATGACGCATCACTGTAAAATCTCTTGCGTGCCAGTCCTTGTGGGGCCACTGGCATTCGAATTTACGCTCAAGCCATGCATCAAGACCAGTGAGCCCACCAGCGCGCTGTATAACCCTCTCGTTCACAAAAAGCTCCTGCATACCGACATCATCTGTCAGCGGCTGATGCGCTTCTGGAATCAGCCCAGATGGTAGATGCTGGATTGCTTCGGATGGTGTTTCAATCACCACACGCCCACGACGAAATAGCCAAAGCAACTCGTTACCAGGGCGGAACAGCACCACCCCGGACATAGGTGCAACTTCAGGTGTCAGGATGGCTTTCACGCAATTTGCCCCTTAGAGATATACTCTGCCCAAAGACCACCAATCCATTTAACGCCCTTAGCCGTGAACCTCGCCTGGCTGAATGCGTAATTTGATGCGTTAGTGGTCCCGGTTTTCACTTCAAAGCGTTCTGCATCAATGTGCTGATGATAGGGTGTAAGAGTACCGTTCAGGCGGTACATGATGTGGTTGTCCAGAAGGAATAGCCGAAACTCAGGTTCTTTAGCGTTGAGAAGTTTGGCAACCTGGCGGAATGTCATTGACCCAGTGGCCACGACATAGCGATCAACAAATTCAGCCTTCGGTGCTGCTATCGCCAACTGATCTGTGAGCATCTGCTTTTGCTCTTCCAGTTCTGCAGCTAGGCGGAGCGCCTCAGAAAAAGACTGTGGGACCTTTGGCTGATTTTGCTTCTCAAGCTCCAGCCATCGATCAATGATTCGCTTACGAAGAACGACGTTATAGCCAGATACCAGCGTCAGGCATAAATCCTTGGGAAGATGGAAGCATGGGTATGCCCTCCCGATGTCGTCCCGGTATTCTCCCCAAATTTGGGGAGATTGAATATTGAGCTGTTCCAGCATCACTTTAATATCGCGGCAAACATGGTGATGCCGCTTTTCACACAGCCCGGCAATTTCAAGGCTGGTCATAGCAGGGAAGCCAGGATCATTTTTAACGTTAATCATCTGTTGCATGCTCTTCTCCACTTATCAGGCGGCTGCACCCGCCAGAGGTTCATGTTTCTTGATCGATATCTCTACTCGTCCACCGGGAACTTTCGGGCCCCACTCCACCAGCATTCTCTGCACCTGACTGTCATCCTCCCAGATGCCAGCGTGAGTAAGCGCGTCAAACAGAGCCTTGTTGTAGTTGTCGATATCGCGGCGGCGTTCGTCCGGTGGATACAACATAATTTCGACGGCAGCCGGTGCTGTTGAAGGTTTGGGAAGGAACCGCAACTGCTCAACTATGGCCACGCAGGCAGCGCTTTGATATGCCCTGCCTTTGGCGCTGATAAGATGACGACCTTTTAACGGCCCCTTGTTCGGGGCTCGCCAGTAGGTGTTGACGCTCGGCGGGAACGGAAGCACCAGTTTCATAAAGTCACTCCCTGTTTTTTCAGCCATTCAACCGCGTTATGTCTGGCCTTATCTCCACCTGATAACAGGTCTTTAATGATCGTTACCGGATCTTCATCAGTTTCCGTTTTTACGATGGTAATGCCCCTAGCAGCGCCAGGAGCAACGGAGATATAACCCTTTTTCTTAAGCGCCTTCACGTGCTCTGCAGCAGCGTTTGGTGATGCGCAGCCAATTAACCCGGCAAGCTCCAGCATGGTCGGCGGGAATCCTGTTCTGTCCTTGTAGAGTACTATGGCGTCCAGCACTTCACTCTGACGCGACGTTAATTCGATCATGACTCCTCCCCTGTGCGGCCCTTGTAGCGACCAAAGCGACCGTTAAGCCGTCCGATGATGCTGTAGAACATGATAAGGCTCACCCCCATAGGCTTAACCTTTTCGTGATATTCCTTCAGGATCGGTGTTGCCAAAGAATTCCACCCTGCTGATGGGTTATCAGTAATGGCTTTCTTAAGTGCAGTACTGCATTGACGAGCAACATTACGCGCCGCGTTCTCCTGCTCCGTTGATAGTTTTTTCATGCAGCACGCTCCTGAGGTTTTCCCATTGGAACTGCTACGGCTGGGATAAGCTCTACAGCTGGTGATTCAGATTGATTTCCCCAATGGTCCCAGCCTGGCGCACCGCAACGGCTGAACAGTTCGATGCGCGGAACGTCACCGTAAAGCTTCTCCAGACGGAAACGCGCCTCAGCTGGCTTCTGGCTGTGTTCGCCGAGTGGGCTGTAGATAACCTGCTTGATGCTGGCACACTGGCGTTCGAGCCCATTTCCCCTGGTGGCAATCAGCAGGTCTTCTGTATTGGCTCGGGTGTAGTTGCCGCCGTTCATACGGGTCTGTACGTTCAAAAGGTCGAGGAAGTCGTAAAAGTCCTCTACTCCACCAGCCTGAAGCGCTCTGTTGATGTGTTGCTCTGCCAGTGGGTTGAACTTCACCCAGGTGAAGCCCTTCATCGTGCGGACCTTAAAGCCCCATGCTTCTGCCAGTTCGATAGCTTCGCGGGTGTGCGTGCCGGTGAACCACATAGCCAAAACAGCATCATCAGCAGCAAGATCCCAGACCGGAAGACGCTTCATGTCGATCAACTTCATCGTGCCGTAGTGTTTTGTAGCCGCGCCATTGCTTACTGTGTTGCCATATTCCCAGGCTGGGTCAGCGTAAATCAGTGAGTATTTCATCAAACGTTCCTCGCTCGGCCAGCCAGGCACCATCCATCAGCAGGAGCCTTGGCCCTCTGAACCACGCTCAGGCAGCGCTGGCGCTCGGCCATAATCTTTTCGCGCATCTCTTCGTTTTTTGATCGGGTGAAGGCTTCCATCAGAACGGTTGCGGCACGCAGGAACAGGCCTTTGTCGGAAAGTTCTTTAGCCTTATCCATCAATGCAACGACAGCAGGGTTTGGTATGGTTTCCTGCTTTGGCTCAGGAGCTATTTCAGCTTTTTCTACCGGGTAGCGCGGGACAATCGGCCCGATTGGACCAACCGGCGCTTTTGCGTAGTAACGGAAGCTGTGACGTTCGCCTTTGCGCTCAGCGCGGTTAAGCATGACCAGGCGGCATACTGCACGCTGCACGCTGTGCAATTCGTACTCCGGCAGTGCTGCGGCGATCTCTTTGTTCGTCAGTCCAGGGTTGTTGGCAACGAACAGCTGAATTGTTTTCAGAAAACTCATGAGTTCGCTCCTCTGAAACCATCGGGGATCTTGCTGTAGTCAGTATTCTGGAAAGTGGATTTAAAAATCCCATCCTCTCGGGCCCACTCGCCGTTAACACGAACAGGACGGCCAGCCTTGGCCCAGCTGTTGGCTGATTTCAGGTAGCCCTGGAACTTGGATGGCTGGAACAGCGTTTGTGGGCGTAGGTATGCAGACATCGTCAGGTCTTCGCTCCACTTGGCGTTGCAGTAGTCCACTACCAGAGACAACTCTTCAACGGTGAAGCCCTCCCCGATTCGGGCGCGGATGTTTTGCAGCGAAGTGGTTGAAACCTGATAACGCGAATTAGTCACTTGGTTCAGATGGGTTAAAACCTGTTTAGCCTGATCGGTGATCAACACATCACCGTCTGGTTGCGGCGCAACCGGACAAATAGGTTTATTAGTCTGCTTGTTTAACTCTGTATTAAAGTCTGTATAGAGATAGGATTCCGCACTTTCGCGGCTCCCAAGATTCCTGTTATTCGCGGATTGAGAAACGCAGCTTCGCGGTTTTGATTCCGCATCTTCACGTTTTCCATTCCGTACTTTTGCGGAATCGTTATTTTCTGGAAAGATTAATGAGATTAGCGCATCGCCGTCGATGCGATAATGCTTGGTTGGCGTGCCATTGACCTTTCGAGAACAGGTCTCGATCACGCCAGGCAGATACTTGTTTACCAGCTTTTTAACCAGCCGCTCTGTCTGGTCTTCAGTTAATTCGCCCGCCTCAGCTCCAAGCTCCTTGTGAGTTTTATAGAACCAGCCGTCTTCTCCCCCAAAAGCTGACCAGAAAACGAGGTTGTTAAGAACTGCCGCCAGCGCATGAGCCTGCTGGTCTTCTTTAAAGAACAGCAGGTACGGCCTGGGAAGAACAATGACGTTCTTCTGGCCTGACATTGACTGGACGATGTCAAAGATTCTGCTCATGGTCGTCCTTTAACTCTGTAAATTTACGCTGGAATTGTTCAAGAGGGCTGAAGCACTCATGATCGTACCCTTCGCGAAGGTATATAACGCGTCGAGTCTGTGGCTCCCACCTGATGACGTGGACGGGAATGCCTCTGTGGTCTTTGAACCACCGGTTAACTTCAGCCATTCCTCACGCCCCTTCTCGTTCATCTGAGTAAAAGCCTCTACCATTGCGTTCTCAGGCTGGTAGTTGTTCTCACCAGGCTGGTCATTTAATCTCTCCACATAGCCGAACGGGGATTCTTTTCCCACCAGTGGAAGGCATCTGAATTGCTTCGCTGGTCTCAATCGGTTTAAACTGTTCATGCGTTAGTTTCTCCACTGAATACGACACGCCACGACGCCCGGAGCTGCACACTCGCGGGCGTCACTTTTTTTGGCTTTTCTTACGGCTAAACAGCGCGACAATCGCGCGGATTTCTTCTTCACGCGCAGCCAGATGACGGCGGTGATGCTCGTGAATCTCTTCGGCTTCATGCGGTTCAATCACTCCATCCTCCAGAGCTTTCTGGATAATCTGATCCACCTGGCCGCGTGCTGCTGCAGTTCTCATAGCGCGGGTAAACAGATCGACACGGTCGAGGTCTTCCAGCTGCGGAACGTCCACCAGCAAAGCGCCGCGACGTTGCGCGAAGTAATCAGCCAGGAGGGACGTGTTTGAAATGTCTTCCATCGCTTCCAGCTCGTTCACTTCGAAAAAGCGACAGCCGTTCTTCTCGTACAGGTTGTTGTTAAACTGTGTTACGGACATGCCAAGAGCACCTGCCATAGCCTCACGGCCACCTGGATACGCTTTACACATCGCTTTCACTACTTCTTTCAGGCTTGGCGCTACCATGTTGATTCTCCTTTTGTAGTTACTTTCAAGCGGCTGTATCTGTAGCCTTTTGATAAAGGCTCGCATCGTACTTAAGCTTGCCTTTGGTAATTCGCTCTATGACGAACGCTTGCTTTTGAGGGATCACTTCACCCCAGCGGCAAACTGCCGGGTGGGAAATCCCAAGTACACTTGCGGTTTTTGATACGCCGCCGAAGTGCTCAATGACTTCTGATTTACGCATGGTTCCTCCTGGTTAACTCACGCCTTAAAGGTAACAAAAGGTACATCAAATAGCAAACAACAGTTACAAGGAATCAATGTAACATTGGTTACATGAAAACAGAGATGAAAGACCGAATAAGATCCCGTCGAGTTCAACTCGACATAACGCAGCAGACCTTGGCTAAACGCTTGGGCGTCAGCCGTGTTTCCGTGACTAAATGGGAGAGCGGTACAACTAAGCCAGATGGTGAGAACCTCCACCAACTGGCAATGGCTTTGCAGACAACTCCAGAATGGATTCTTTACGGTCAAGGTGAGGAAACTCAGGACGATACAAAAGTTGTTCCGTTCATTAAACCACCAAGGGCAGTCCCTATTATCTCCGCTGTTCAGGCAGGGTTGTGGACTGATACTTACGCATGCTCAAGGCTTTCTGATGTGATTTCATGGACGCAAACAACTGCGAACGTTTCTGATGAAGTTTTTGGTCTGGTAGTTCGCGGTGAGTCAATGACCAACCCTCACGGTCTGCCATCTATTCCAGAAGGATCGATCGTTATTGTTGAGCCTCATTATGGTCAGCTGGATGACCTATATGGAAAAATTGTGGTAGCTGTTCTTGATGGCTCAGCTGAAGCAACGGTCAAAAAGCTTGTCTGGGATAGCCCTTACGCTTATCTAATGCCCCTAAATCCTGCATTCAAACCTATCCCAATAGACGGAAACTGCCGAATTGTGGGGAAGGTAGTTCAGATAACCCAAGACATCTAAGTCGTTCATTTCCGATGCCAGATATCCTTCTGGCATTTTTTTCGCACATTCAGGTAACAAAAAGTACATTCACCACTTGACCCCACAAGTAACCAAAGGTACATTTGAATCACAGCACGGGTACTTACAGTTACCTGCGCCGGTGTGGTAATTAGCAGTACGGTATATGGCACATGTGCCGCAGCGGTCCGGGGATTCCTTGCAAGACAATATCCAGATCCAGCGGGTAGCCGGAATGTGCAAGCCAGTTGTGTACAACAGCCAGAGACGTTTCACCAGCGTGGCGATCAGGTGTGACACCTCGGAAGAGACGAGGATGCAACTGAAAGAGCGCGGGCGTGAAAAACTGTACCCTTCGACTGGCGTAATAACCAATCCCAATGGTGGCAGGCAAAGCATGGTGAAGGTGGACCGCTCTTTTTCAGTTGTGGTGAATGACGGGGCTGACCGTCAAACGGTTGAGAAAAGATAAGCAGGCGAAACGTTCTAAGCGAGCATATGGACTGATCAAACGCGGACGGAACGGGCGGTTACGATATTGAAACACCGCGCCACTGAGCTGGAGTTCAGCACCAGCCACCACAAACGAATCACGTTAGTACCGTGGTAAACCCGTAGTAGCTGTACCAGATGCTGTGTGTAGTCTTGGCGGTCGGCAGTTTTGAATGTCCTTAATGTCGACCGCCCCTTTTACACAACTGAAAGCGCGTTCAGCCAGTTCCTTGAGAGGCCGAAGTCGTTAAATCAACTCAGGAGAACGCGCTCCCAATTGTGGAGAAGCTAACTGGCGGTGGCAGCCGCCCGTTTCACTAAGTGCCCTGCTTGGGTGCTTACTAAAACGAAACCCATTTATTACTTGTCGCCAAACGGCGAGGGATTCGTGCAACCAAAAATCAGCGCTGTGCAGAGCGCTTATAACACGGAGAAACTATCCATGACGAACACACAGAACGTCACCGAGTTACAACCACGTATGACACGGGAGCAACTGATCGACGCAGCTCGTAAAGCTTGCCCTCTCCTCCCTCCAGCTTATCGCGGCATTATGACCGAACTGGCTAACCGCCTTGACTATACCAGTGTTGCGCTTTGTGAAGCGATGGTGCAGCGAAAGGAACTGGCGAAGCAGAACGTAACCCTGCGTGAAGATGTCGCCAGCTGGGCCAAAGAGTGTGACCGCATTGTTGAGCGTTACACAAAGACCCGTACCAATATGCATTTGCTGGAAGCTCAGCGCGAATTACGTGAGCTTTCGCCGGTCGTTATTTCACTGAAACAAGAGGAAGTGCTCTGATGGCCAACTCATTCAAACAAATGACCAAGGCCGGGGTAATTAAGCGCACCGATACCGGGATGTTCATTGCTCTCTCAGATATCCATGTACGTGAAGGCTTCAACAAGCGTGAAGACGACGAACGCACCCGCCAGGCAGATGATAACCTTTTCCAGTACCTGATGAACGGTGGTTCTGTTCCACCGCTGGAAGTTATCGCACGTGATGAAGGTGGTGTGTGGGTTGTTGAAGGCCATCGCCGCCGTCGCTGCTACGCACGCTGTGCTGAGGCGGGCAAACCTGTAGACCGCATCCACATCATGCCTTTCAACGGCAACGATGTTCAGCGCCTGGCGCGCATCATGACCAGTAACAACCAGCTCCCACTTTCCGATATGGAGCAGGCTGCAGTTACTCAGGAGCTTCATAACGCGTTCAACCAAACCACCAGCGAAATAGCGAAACTGGTCAATAAGTCAGTTGCCACTGTAGAGAAGTTACTTCTCCTGAGCACAGCTAACCATGACGTTCAGCAGGAAGTTAAATCTGGCGCGGTGTCGGTCGACGTAGCCGTTGATCGTGTAATGGAGTATGGAGAACAGGCCGGAAAGGTTCTCCAGCACGATAAGGCTGTAGCAGCTGCTCAGGGGAAAACGAAAGTAACCCGTAGTTCTATCGCACCAGAACTCAGCGTAAAGAACGCGCGCCGTTTCGTTGAGCTTATGGCTCAGGCCACGATCAGTGATGAAGGGGTTTTCACTCTTGAAGGAACTGCCCTTGCGGAAGCGCTGGCCATTATGGACGAGCACAAAGCGATTGCGGAAGCGCGTGAAACATACCGCCTGTCTCAGCCAATCCCTGAAACAGAGGTAATAGGCAAAACACTTTACGTCAGGCTGGAAGGGGTTGAGATCGGAACAGCACAAATCTACCGCGGTAAGAACGTCACCCTCAATGGGATTGTCACCAGCCAGTCAAAGGCTGTTGCCCACTTCGTTAAGCAGCACAAACTGCAGCAGGAAAATAATCATGACAGCCAATAAAACAATGACCAGCGAACAGCTGGATGAACTGATGACTGTTGCAGTTAACATGCAGCGCGATAGTGAAAAAGCAGGTAACCGCCATTCCGCTATGTTCGCTTATGCAGTTCAGGTTGCTGTTCTGGAGTTGCGCAAGGTTCGCAATCATGCTGCAAAAATACCTGAGACCAGCATGAGCATAGCCCGTTACTGGATTAGTCCCAACGGAATTGCGTGTGAAGATAATGAAGGCAAGTTTGTTAAATACGAAGACTACGCAGCACTTGAAGCCAGATGCACGGCGCTGGCTGCGGAGAATGCGGGGCTGAAGGATGCTGCTGAGTTCTCCACTGCTGACGATATGTGGGTTGAGCAGGCAGATGGCATGCTGGATTACCGCTATGTCGAATGGTACGTAGATGTGCTTAAGGCCGCTATGGAAACCCCGGCGACTGACGCTTTCCTGGCTGAAGTGCGAAACGAAGCTGGCGCGAGAGCAGTAGAGCTGTTTGCTCAAACTCTAGGTAGCCCATATGCCGTGCGGGATGAGAAATGCTACGAAGATGGATTTACCCGCGCAATAGAAATTGTGAGAGGCGCTCAGGCTCCACGATTCGCAGCCCAGATTCGCAAAGGAGTGCAGCCATGAGACTGAAAATGCACACACCGAACGGATCGGTGATTGTTGAAAGTAACCTGGTAACGCAGTTCTACCCTGATTTCGAAAGCGGCGGCGAACTGACCACCATCGAAACGGTATCGTCTACTGGTGAAAAACTATGTGTGAAGGTTAAGCATTCGTTTTATCAGGTGACGAGTGCACTGGCTACCGCCTGGAGCGTTGACGAAAAGAAAGCAGAAGGAGCCGCACAATGAGCAACATCGACAAACAGGCTGGAGAAGGTGACGTGAGCCCGAAAACGTATTACATCCATCCGGCGGCATTCGGCAGCACGCAAGACCCAGGCCACGGCCATGTACCCGTTGTGAAGGCTGACGAAGCAGAGATGCTGCGCGTCAAGCTGGAAGCCGCAGAGAAGCGGATTGCTGATCAGAAAGGAATCATCACATCGGCGCGGAAATTTATCTGCGAGTACGCTGGCCTCGGTGATGTTGGCGCTGCCGAGTTCATCAAAATAATCGACCGCGCCGCAGCCGGTAAAGGAGAGTGAGTATGGCTGATTTTAGCGCAACAAAAAGAACCGCATCCCTTGAAGATTGTGGAGAAGCACTGGAATGCATGGTTGAGTTAAACGGTAAACAATTCGACATCACTGAAATGGAAATTGAAGCCGCATATGAGGCGCAAAAGCGCGTTGATGACTTCTTTTATGAAGAATGGGGTGATTGATATGACTGTGTTAAGAATCAAATGGGCAGGTTTTTGCCCCAAATGCGACAGTGATGAACTCGACGTACACACTGATAAAGGTACTCCAGAATTTCTCTACGCTGGCGATGGCGTTGTTTGCTCAGAATGTGGCAAGAAGGGCGAAATTGATTGCGATGATGACCACGCTTTTGCTGTGTGGGATTGGGAGGACTAACCCATGAGCACTATTACCAGAGAACAGGCTCAGAAAATTATTGAAGCAGCCGATGAGGTTATTACCGCGCTGGCCGGAACTAACGAGGATGTTCACCCTGAGAGCGATAACATGCTCCGCCTGTGGGATGACCTTAATGACCGTCACGCTCCGCCGGAAGTTGTGCGTGATCTGGCGCGTATCGCGCTGGCAGCGCTCGAATCGGAGAAGAAAATCCTCTATCGCGAGCGAAACCCCTATAACGGCATGACAACGGGATGGCAGGAATTAGCTGAGGATGAATACGAATTCATCAAGGATAACGCTGGCGAAAATGCTGAATTCCGCACTGTTTACACCGCCCCGCCAGCGCAGGTATCTGTGCCTGACTTGAAAGAGCTTGAGGAGATTCTCGACTGGATTTTGATGCTTCCATGCCCAACACCAAAGGCAACACATTTCGCTAAGCGTCTCGCAGTGGTGATAGATACATGCCGCGCCGCCATGCTTCAGGGTGCCGAACCTGTAACGACTACTAACCAGTTAGATTTCGGAGAAAATTGCTGGTCATGCGGTAAGTATTTTACATACGAACAGCACTCCGAGTGCGACGGTTACTGCCCACACTGCGGCTCGCCTGTTGATCTTGATGATGAAGAAGATAAACCATCAAAAGTAGTGCCAACGCAACCTACGGAAGAGATGGTTTCCCGTGCCTGGAGAGAAGCAACTGGTAAATGCGACCATGAAACCATTAAGCGCATATACGCGACAATGGTGGCAGCAGCACCGCAGCAGGAGATGAAGTGATGCCTCCGGTCAAAGTTGTTGTCATCACGGTAGTGATGTTCGCTATTTGCCAACTGATATCCATGACCGGGTATGGATTATGGTGAGCAAACTTAAAAAGCGGCGCATGCGCTGCCTTAAAGCGGACGTGGCATGGTGGAAAGGTGAAGCGTCTGACCTGTACGCCAGAGTCATGGAGCAGGCCGACGAAATAGCCGAGCTACGCAGGCTGGTTATTCGCGTGCCAATGCCGGTACTCATACCTAAAGAGATGGCCAACCAGCTTTATTACACCGAAACAAAAAGATGTCGTACCTGCAATGATGGGCTCCGTGGTGGTTGTTCATCATGCATTTTCTATAAGAGATAGCCGGGTGCAGCCGGTTAAGTGGAGAATAGCCATGGCCAAGTTGATGAAGGCGAGCCTATGGGGAAAGCGAGAGTTTGAACCTGGCTCAGTTCCAGATAACAGAACTATCAAACGCTGGATTGAAAACGGTAAGCTTCAGGGTCGCATCGTAGATGGAACGATCCTTGTAAGTTCCTCAGAAAAATGGGGCGTTGACTCAATGGTCAGTGAAAGAGTTCGTCAGTTAATTCAAGAGGATTAACATGGCCGCAAGACCACGTAAAAGGGAAAATCGTAATCTCCCTGATTTCCTGCTTTATGATAAAGCCACCGGACAATATCGCTTTACACTTATAACCGGGAAACGCAAAAGCATTGGAACTGATCGCGTAATGGCAATCGCCATTGCCAAAGAATATAACCTCAGAATGAGGCCTGAAACGGTCCCGTCCGTTGAAAGCCTGATTAGAGACTCAGGCGGACTTAATGGAGAAGCGCAACCATTCAGTCATCATATTGATCGCATTATGGCGCGTGCCGTATCCGATGAAAAACCATCACAAAGTACCATGGACGACTGGAATAATGACGCTATCAGGGTTAAGGAATTTTTTATCGACATCCCTGCTTGTGACATTGAGCTTGAGCATGTAAACCAGTTTATTAACCGCTACCATGCTGATGCATCAGCTAACGTTCAAAACAGGAAAGTGAGCTTTCTTAAAAAACTGTTCTCTTATGCTGTTGACGAATCATTAATGATGGATAACCCGGCAGCACGTAAAAAAATGCGCCGCGTTGAAGATAAGAAGCGCAAACGGCTCGCACTGGATAACTTTATTGCAATTAGAAACGCAGCAGAACCATGGTTAAGAACCGCAATGGACCTTGCCCTTCAAACGACACATGCTCGTCTCGAAGTTTCAAGAATAAAATATTCGATAAGGGAACCGAAGAACGGCGTTTGTGGATGTGTATGGTTAGACCATCCTGAAAACGGAATATACGGAACTTTGTACATTCACCGCCAGAAGGTGCAAAAGAAAGAAGCATCGCACGTAGCGATCCCAATTGGAGAGGAATTGAAGAGGATTATTGACGATAGCCGGGATAGTGTTGCCAGTCCGTATATTGTTCACCGTATACCAGAACGAAATAACAAACGCAGTAAAGAGGTTTCGCACCCTACTCAGGTAGCGCCAGATTATCTTAGCCGTTCGTTCTCTGCACTGCGTGACAAACTTGGGTTGTGTGATCATCTTCCAATGGATGAGCGTCCAACCTTTCATGAGATCAGGGCTCTTGCCGCTCACTTGTTTGATAGCCAGGGTATCGATCCTCAGGGCAGGATGGCACATAGTGATGCCAAATCAACGAAGATATATACCAGTAATCATATTGACTGGGTTATGGTTCCACATGGTGAGATCAAGGCAGGATAA